ATTTGTTCGTTCATTCTTCAACTCCGAAATGTTTCTGTGGGTAATAGTAATAACAATACGGCCTGTTGGTGTTCCAATCTCCCGCCATGCCAGCCAAATCCTGTAGGCTATCCACAGCGCGAGCTGTCATGCTGTCATGCACAATCCATGGTGTGTCACGCCTTGCCCGCAGGTATTGCCTAAGATAGATCCGGCTTTGTTCCAGTTGGTTCATTCTGTAGTTGTCCTGGAATCTATATTTGAACGGTATGCCATGTATAGCACACCCACTATGTATCCTGCCAAGAATCCCCAAAATAAATCCCAAGTCATTCTTCAACTCCGAAATGTTCTTTAATCGCTACATAACTATCAACCCCGCACTGGACATAACCATCCCGATGCGTGTCCTTCATCATAAGTTCATCTTCTAGCACGGGCAGATATTGTTCTCTTACTTGATTCATGCATTCCTTGACAATCAACTCGGCAAACTTTTTTGTCTCAATTGTAAGTTCTAATTCAGCCTCTGAGGCAAGTTGTTGAATTCGTTTGTTCATGATACTTACTTCTTTGGTTTAGTGGGCATAACGGGGAATGTGCCCCACGGTTGATTGTAGTATTGATCTAGGTCCTGGGGACCACCTTGGTCTACCCATAGCTTGGCGATAGTGATTACAGGATTACCGTCCACTATGCAATATCTAACCAAGTGGTCAGCATGTTCATAAGTACCATCTGGTACCCAGCCAAACATTCTAAACCGTTCGTTCATAACTTTTCTCCACAATGTGGACACAGTTTGATATTAGCATTACGCATTTCTTTTAGTGTCTTGTTTAGTTTCTTTGCATCAGCAGTAATCCTGCGTATGGCTTTACGGTCTCGTTCACCTTTGGCTTTGCTTAATTCTTCTTTAAGGTGTAGCTTCATTTTGTTAAGTCTACCCTCAAAGATTTCAATGAAGCCCGTTATTCCCGTACCACTGCTTGTGGGTGTACCGTTCATTCTTCGACTCCAAAATGTTTTGCAATTGCATAGCCGACCCAAGATATACCTAGTTTTTCTGCATCATCCTCGCACACTTCATCTACTTTATCAACCTGTGCTAGACATTCTTGCACAATCAACTTGGCGAATTCTCTATAATCAAAATCACGCAACCCTTCATGATCACTACCGTAAGGAGCAATCAGGCCAGCTTGTATCGCAAGTTCTTTAATTCGCATTTGACCCAACGATTGATTGCGGCCTTTAACAAATTCGTCATACTTTTCTTTAGTGCCTATACTATAGCCGCCGTCGCCAGCGTGGATGTCTGCACCTGCTTTAATAGTTGCTTTAATAGTTTCGTTCATCTGGATAATTCTCTGAGCACTCGATAAGTATTCCATGCTTCTTTAACTGCAACATTAGTTACAGAATCGCCGTCTGATGGAATTACGTCAAGCCAGACTTCGCGACTACGATGAGCACCGGCGCCAAATTTACGTGGTTGATGCAATTTGCCGTCATCCCATAGCATAATACTTACACTACGGAACTTAGATTCATCTTCTTCGGGGTAGTCATACCACTCGGGGTTACTGAGGCCATGGCGCCCACGATAGCCTTGCCAAATGCCACTCCACTGCTCGTCGTCGTGCGGATCGAAATCCGTGCGACTAATAACTACAAGGACATCGTCAATGCTTACTGTGCCGTCAACGATGTCCCTGACACATCGACTATAGCTTTGGCCGACCTTCATGTTAGGCCGCTTTGCTAGTCAGCTCTACTACTCGGTACACGGCCGAGCTACTACGGTACAACCAACTTGCGTCGATCTCCGCGTCTTTGCGGTCCTCATAAACACAACCGGGTTCAGCACCTGCATACGCACATGCAGGACCTTTATAGGCATCTTCTGCCACATAAACCGCATTGTGCGGTTGCTTTGTTTCTTTATAAATGATAAACATTATCATGTTCCTTTTCTTAAATTAAAATAAAACTGTACTATTTCGAAAACCTTATTGTTTTTCTAATACTTCATTGCGCCTCCGAGAGTAGTTTAACATAATTTAAGTAAGTAGTTTTAAATCCATCTCTACTAACTTTTCGATCTTTAACACGGCACCGAATTTTTACATTTTTGCCGATATATGTAATTGGATCTGTTTTCATATAAAATCCAACTAAATTATTTTCCACAGTTTTTGCTGTCACCGTCCAACAATTATACAACGGAAGCAAGGTACTTGTCAATATGTTGATGTCCAAAAGAAAGGTTGCTTTAGTCAAAGCCGTTGTAGAAATGTATTCGCTTCGGTTTCCCACACTTGAGATATTGTCGCGATCTTTTTCTCTTTTTATATCTGTGTTATACACTTTGCCGAGACTTGCAACGATACCGAATTCAAATCTAGACAATTCATCTTTAACAATAAGTTGTGATATTGCTGTTTCAAAATTGTTAAGCCGATTTGTTATACCTTTAAACAAGATACCTTTAAAATGTTCATACATTTCATTTCCAATAGAAATGTCATCGGCATTAAATTCAATGTCGGACTGCAATGCAGTTTGCATTATGTCTTTATTGAGAATTTTTGATTTTTGTGTAGCCGGATCTTGTTCGTATCCGTTAACATAACCATTATTAATCCTATATGCCATAGCACTGGCAATGAATACGTTAACGGTCGGGTACTTGGGTTTCTTTGTGGCCATCTGTTTCAATCTCTGTTAGTAGTCTGAAAATTCTTGCGTTACTGTACCATATGCTAGTGAGATCACAAGTTAAAGTTAATGCTATTACTATCCAAAAACCTGGATGGGTTAATTGAATTCCGATTTGATGTAGAGTATACCCGATGGCTATGTAAGCAAGGCCTTTTATTGCTAGCCATAGCATTTCTTGTAATAGTGTCATTCATATATTTACCCATATTAATTAATTCTTTTATTGCGATGCAATTTAATTACATGCTCCAATAAGTTTCACTAGCAGGATTGCAACACCAAGGAGTGTCTGCATCGATTTCTACAGGCTTACCCGACATCAAATTCTTTACAGTAATTTTAGGTGCGGTGTAGGTAGCACGGTCCACAATGTTCAGTTGGTTTTCTGTCCAACCTGCTTTGTTGCACAAACGAGTTCTAGTGGCCTTTGCGGCACCAAAAGTTTTGTAAGCACGGGTCTTGTTAGGACCATCTGTTACGATAAGACCAGTACCTTTTGCAACGATTACATAACTCATTGTGAATTCCTTTTGTTTCTAAGTATTAATTATAACACCAAAACCAATTTATGTCAATTAAATTGATTCAACGGTGTAAGGCTTATTCCACTTGCCAATATTAACGTCAACATACCAACCCACATCAAAGTAGTCAGTTTGGATATCACTGTTATCGTGATTACCGTTATTCATAGCAGGGATAACTTCGCTTAAGAAGTTTTTGGCATTGCCAACAAAATGACTTTTGTAGTGATAAGGGTTAACTTGAATGCCGAACTTTTTAGCATCAGCTCGGGATTCCGGAGTGTCACCGTAATCAGTAATAAAGTCAATTTTGCCGGACTTGACATTTAGCACAAGAGTCATATGATTGCGAACTGCAATACTGGCCTTGACACCATACTTTTTACAGATAGCCTTGATCTTAGGCGTCAGCTTTGACTTCAAATCCTGGGAAACGTATGCCATCTTTAACTCCTATTTGTTGCTGTCTATGTGTATATTATACAATTAATTGGATTTATTGTCAACCAATTTAATGGCTGTTCAATGCTGGATTATGCTTGCGAATCAATTCACGTTCCCTAGCATGGGCTGGCTTGCGGCCACGTAGGATTTCTACAAGACCGTAAGTATGAGCCAATGTGCCATGTTCACGAATTGACTTGCACAATTCCCAATCTTTGTTTTCTGTCAATGCACGACGAACGTGTTTTTGAATACGTACTTTCAATGATTTCTGTACTGTGTCTGACACCACAGTAATGCCAATATACTGTTGTTTTGTTACAACATTCGTGATTATGTAGACTGCATGTTTGCGGTCCTGACGTCTTTTGCGGTATACTTTTTTACTGTCCATGAGTATATTATACAATTAATCCAATTAATTGTCAACCAAAAAAACTGTTGTTTTTATGCAACAGATTCAGTATGCTTGCAATTACGGCGATAAGTGTACCCGGGACAACTGCATGATAAAGTACTACCTTTTAAAGTTACTGTATAAGTATTACCTTTTGACCCTGCAATAGTCCATACTTTTGATGGGTTATCGGCTAGTACTTCAGTATTAGTTATTTCGGGCTCTAAATTGTAGTTAAAAGTATTAGCTACTTCTTCAAATTTTCTTCCCCTTGTCCCAAACCCAAAGGGCTTTGAAAACGTAAAAACAAAGTCGGTCCCATGCCTTACGTACCCGTATGCTTTGCTTTTATCGTCCGACAGCAAGTATACGTGATTGGGAACAGAATCGGCCCACTTAGTTGTCTCTAGGTAAAATTTCATAGTATCCACATTATACAATTAATTGGATTTACTGTCAACCTACATAGTGGGGCCGTTTCCGTTCTTGAATCCTACACTTCCGCCTTCTGCTTCAATACGTGCTATAACGTCTTCAAACAAAATAGGTGCAAAGTCAGTTTGTTCAACACAAACGCAATGGTAACGTGGATCAATTTCATCACTGTACAAAATTTCTCCTGTACGTGCATCTACACCACGAGCTTTACGCACACGATTTGCGTGAGTATGTCCGTGAATGTTAGTACCAAAACGACCCATGCTATCACTGTGTAACGGAATATGACTTAATATCATTCCATTCATCACGTGGTATGCACGTAATTCACGGAAGTACATTCGGTACTCATCATCACGAAAGATGTCATGGTTACCACGAATCAAAACTTTGTCGCCGTTTAAGCGGCCTAATGTCTTTAAGGCCTTGCGGTTAATAACTGCATCGCCTAAATGGTACACTTTATCTGTGGGCTTGACCTTGGCGTTCCATTTTGCAATCATATCTTCGTCCATTTCTTCGGGCGTGTCGTATGGTCGTAATTTGGTTACCCCGTCGTTACGGGTAAACTTACAGACACCCATGTGTCCAAAGTGTGTGTCACTGACTAAAAATACTGAGGGCATATTATTTCCTTCCGATTCTTTCTGCAATTTTCAGTTTGACCCACTCAAGATGTTCGTTAAACATCTTAGGGCCATTCGGGTAATTAATTACTGCTAACTCAAACTGAGTACGGATAGCAATCAATTCTGTCATAGACTTTTTAGCATATTCTGCTTCTTGGTCATATGTACCGCCAGTATTGTAAGCCATATCAGACTCCGTTCTTTAATAAGTTTCTTTTACAATATTATACTCTTCGACTGGCCACGTGGCCTTGAACTCGTCCGACTTAACATATTCATTATATGCTTTGGCATCAAAAAACATCCTGTGAAACTCTGTTTTCATTGAACCAATTTTGGTTACTGTTAAGTAAATTGATTTTGCTTTGCCAGCCATATGATACCTTTTATTGTTTAATGTGATATTATAACATCACTTTGCCATAATGTCAAACGTACCAAATTTCTTTAAAGCCTTCTAATAGAGTTGGTTCTTCCCAATTTGCAATCATATCGTCAATGACTATTTTTGGAATATGCTTGCCGGGACGGCTAGCCAAACGCACATCCAACTCGCTACGTTCCGGAGTCCGGAATACAACGGCGATATGCTCGTAGTTCAATGACTCTGGTAATGCGTTAAACTTTCGAGCACGACTTTTAACAGTAGTGCTAGTCTGATCCCAAACAATATCCAATTGCAAGGCCGCGGCCATGTTAACATTAACCATCATTTGTTTGACCGCGGTGGGCATGTATTCTTCAAAGACTTCACTGTAGGTTTTGCCCTGATCCTCAGCATATCCTTCAACATGCTGGTCAGTACTAACATACTTGTGATC